GCGGGGCAACTGCGTGGGGTCTCGAAGCTGGCACCGGCCATCGTGAAGCTGTTTTTGCTCGATCAATACGACGATGCCGAGCTGGACCGCAAAAAGGTCGCCGCGATGTATGCGATGTTTGTGACCTCCCCTGCCCCAGAAAACCCCCTGCTGCCGTCCGAGGATGACGACATGCTGGGCGGCTTCGAAATTAGCCCCGGCCAGGTCGTGCGGCTGGATCCGGGCGAGGATGTGACCGTGGGCCAGCCTGCAGATTCAGGGGCAACCTACGAGCCGTTCCAATACCGCACGCTGCTGCAGGTCGCCTCGGCGCTGGGCATTCCTTATCCTTATCTGACCAATGACATGGTGAAGGGGAACTTTTCGAACTCGCGACTAGCCCTTATCGAATTTCGGCGTCGCGTTTCGGCCTGGCAGCACTCTGTGATGGTCTTTCAACTTTGCCGTCCCGTCTATGCGCGCTGGATGGACGCTGCCGTGCTATCGGGCGCATTGGTTCTGCCCGGCTATGAGGCCAACCGGTCGCAGTTCCTTGCGGCCAACTGGCTCCCCACCAAATGGGATTGGGTTGATCCCCTGAAGGATGCCAATGCCGAAATCGCTCAGATCGAGGCAGGGCTCAAATCCCGCACCCAAGCCATCGCCGAGCGCGGCTATGACGCAGAACAGGTCGACCGCGAAATCGCCGCCGAACGCAGCCGCGAGCGATTGCTCGGCCTCGACTTCCGCCGCCCCGGATCGCCCGCGCAAGGTGTGCAGGCTTTGTCGGGCCCAACAGAGAATGGGGAAGAAGAAGACGATAATGACCCAACAGATGAAACCGATGACGCGCAAGACCCTTCGCGCAAGCCTGAGGACCAGACCTGATGCTGCATGCCCGCATTGCCGCGCGCGCCTTCAACACGCCGCTGCTGGTTGAGCCCTCCAAAGCCATGGCGTTTCTCTCCGGCCTTGGGCCACGTATCCTCGGGCGGCAGGTTGAGACAACTTATCAGGGCCTCGCGTTGCACAGCGCCCATCCGCCAACAGCGCGTGCCAGCATTTTGGCAGGTGTGATGCTGGACGATTACCGCCAGCATGGTGAGGCCCCCTACGCGGTGGTGGATGGCATCGCTGTGATTGAAATTTCTGGCGTGCTAATCCATCGTGGGGGCTGGATCGGACAGTCCTCGGGCCAGACCAGCTATGAGGGGATCGCGGCCCAGATCGAGGCGGCAGCAAGCGACCCGTCCGTGCTCGGGCTTGCATTGGAAATTGACAGCTTTGGCGGCGAGGTTGCGGGTGTTTTTGACCTCGCAGATCGTATTCGTGCGGTTCGCGCTAGCAAGCCCGTCTGGGCTTTTGTGGCAGAACACGCCTTCTCGGCCAGTTATGCGCTGGCCAGCCAGGCCGACCGCATCTTGCTGCCGCGCACCGGGGCGGTGGGCAGCATCGGTGTTGTGGTGATGCACGCCGATCTCAGCGGGCAGCTGGATCAAGACGGGGTGCGCGTCACGCTGATCCACGCAGGATCGCACAAGGTTGATGCCAATCCCTACACGCCCCTGCCCGCTGATATCCAAGACGACATTCAGCGCGAAATCGAGGTGCTGCGGTTTCTCTTTGCGGAAACAGTGGCCGCGGGACGCGGCGCGCGGCTTAGCCAAGAGGCCGCACTCGCCACCGAGGCCGCCAGCTTTCGCGGGACCGAGGCTGTGACGGCGGGTCTTGCCGACGAAGTCATCGATCTTGCGCGTGGGTTTGCCAGTTTTCGACAAAGCTTGTCTTCCATCCGCGCAACCCTCCCATCCCGCGTGGCCACCACGGCCCAAATTCAATCCCGAAAGGATCCTCTCATGCGCAACGACACCTTGCCACAGACTGAACCCGTCCCCGATGAAGCTCAAGACAGCCAAACGCAGAGTGATATTGCCACAAATGGCGGCACGGATCCCCAAGCGCCGCCCACTACAGCCCTTGTTTCCCAATCGCTCGCAGCCCCTCCCGCAGCATCAAACTCACCAAAGACTGACACCACCTCCGCCCTTCAGACATCCCTGCGGGCCGAACTTTCCGCCCAGCTTCGCCTTGAAGCGGCAGAGATCACCGAGATTGCAGCGCAAGCGGGACGGCTTGGCGTTACTATCGATGCAGCAAAAGCCCTGAGGGAGGGCACCACGCCTGCGGCGCTGCGCCGTTCAGTGTTGGAGCACGCGGCGGCCACAACCGATGCGCGGGATGTGGTGGCAATCACCCCAGCCCCGGCGGTTTCTTCGAACAGTGAAAGCCCTATTGTTGCCGCAGCCAAACGCGCCGCTGCCTCCGGCGCAAAACGCTGAGCGGTTCCACAGCCGTCACACTCTCACGACCATCTTAAAATCCCACCGCTCCTGCCCAGCGGTGAATTGCTTATGCCTCCATCCCCAGAAGGATCCCCGACATGACTGTCCTGACCCAACCGCCCAGCTTGGGCGATATCCTCAAGTATGAACTGAACCCAAATTATACCCGCGAGACCGTCACTCTGCTGGCAGGAACCATTTATCCCGTGGGTGCTGTGCTGGGCCGCATCACCGCGAGTGGTAAATACAAGCTGGCCACCTCCGGCGGTACGGATGGCGCGCAGACAGCTGCCGCCATGCTGCTCTACCCGGTCGATGCCTCTGGCGCTGATGGCACCGGCCTTATCATCGCGCGCGGCCCCGCCATCGTCTCCAAAGCCGCCCTCGTCTTTGACACCACCGTCGATGATGCCGCCAAAACCGCGACCAAGCACGGCCAGCTCGCAGCCCTTGGCATCATTCCGCGTGATACCGCTTAATCCAGATCGCGCAACGGCGCATCAGCCGGGCGGCTTCGCTGCCCATGATCCCCAAACCAAGGCTATCCCCACCCTTTTTGCTGGAGTTTCCCATGACCCTCACCCGTAACCCATTTGACGCGGGCGGCTATTCGCTCGCCGAGATGACGCAGGCGATCAACATCCTGCCCAACCTCTACACCCGCCTTGGCCAGATCGGCCTCTTTCGCTTTGAGGGTGTCTCGCAACGCGCCATCGTGATCGAACAGCATCAAGGCGTGTTGAGCCTCCTGCCCTCGGTCCCCCTCGGTGCCCCTGCCACCGTCGGCAATCGCGAGGCCCGCTCCATGCGCTCGTTCGCGCTGCCTTGGATCCCACATGATGATGTGATCCTGCCCTCGGATATTCAGGGCATGCCCGCACTCGGCGTCTCGGACGCAGCCGACCCGCTGGTTGAGGTGATGAACCGCAAGCTGCAGCTGATGCGGCGCAAGCATGCCCAGACCCGCGAATATATGGAGATGAACGCGCTGCGCGGCATTGTGAAGGATGGTGCTGGCACCACGCTTTACAATTACTTCACCGAGTTTGGCCTTGAGCAACTTGCCATCGACTTTGTCTTTGGCACTGCGGGCACAAACGTGCAGGGAAAAGTCCGCGGTGTGCTACGCGCGATTGAAGACAACCTTTTGGGCGAGACCATGACCACCGCGCATGCGCTGGTCAGCTCGGAGTTCTTTGACAAGCTGATCAGCCATCCCAAAACCGAAGAAGCCTACAAGTTCTTCTCCGCCACCGGCGGGCAGCCCTTGCGCGAAGACATGCGCCGCGCGTTTCCGTTCGCAGGCGTTCTTTTTGAAGAGTACAACGGCTCTGTCACTCTCTCGAATGGGACGGCAGAACGGTTGATCCCAGCGGGCGACGGCATTGCCTTTCCCTTGGGCACGTTTGACACCTTCACCACCTATGGCGGGCCGGCCAATCTGCTGGAAGCCGCCAATACCATCGGTCTGCCCCTCTATGCCCGCCAGCATCTTGATGAGAAGGGCCGCTGGATTGATCTGATGACGGAAAGCTCGATCCTGCCGGTCAACAAGCGGCCGCGCATGGCGATCCGGCTGACGAGTTCGACTTAAGGGCTGTCGTCATGCACGCATTTACTATGGCCCTTGATCTGCTCTTTGCGGATCCCAACCTTGCCCAAGAGGCGTGGTATCGTGATTGCGAAGGCCAGTTCACCAAGCTCCGCATCATTACCCGCAGTGCAGACAGCATCACGGACTTTGGGGCGGCAAGGCTCTGGTCCGAGACCTTCCGCTTTGATGTGCGCGTGCGAGAGCTGCCCAATCCCCGCTCGCAAGAGCAAATCCAGATCGGCGATGAGACGTTTCTAATTCAAGGCAAGCCTGTGCGCGACCGCGATCGGCTGATTTGGACCATTGAGGCGGCCCCAGCATGAGGATCAAACTCGATCTTGCGCCTGATCTGATCGCGGCGATGGCCGCCGAGATCAAAGCAGGCGAAAAAGCTGTCTCAACCGCCATGCGCGAGGCGGGTACAGGGCTGAAGACTGCATGGCGCGCTCAGATCACCAGTGCCGGGCTTGGGCGGCGGCTTGGCAACTCAATCCGGCTCGCTAGCTATCCCAAATCTGGTGACAGCCTGAGCGCGGCCGCCTTGGTGTGGTCGCAAGCGCCGGTGATCATCCGCGCGCACGACACCGGACCGTTGATCCGGTCCAAGGACGGGTTTTGGCTGGCGATCCCTACAGCGGCCGCGGGCAAGTCAGCCCGTGGTGGCCGGATCACCCCCGGCGAGTGGGAGCGCAGGCAAGGTCTGAAGTTGCAGTTTGTCTATCGCAGGCGGGGGCCGAGTTTGTTGGTGGCTGAAGGGCGGCTAAACAGCCGTGGGTTGGGTGTCGCGTCAAAGTCAAAGACCGGGCGCGGCGTCGCGACCGTGCCGATATTTCTGTTGGTGCCACAGGTGAAGCTGGCTAAACGCCTTGATCTGGCGCGCGATGCTGAGCGGGCCGTGGACCGCGTGCCGGGATTGATTGTAGCGAACTGGGTGGAGGGGTAACTTGGCTGATGCCCGCAATGTGGGACAAAACCGACCTTGGTGATGGCAACACGGCCAGCTGGTTTCAGCGGTTTGCTGCACTCGCCGTTGTGGCTAATCAGCGTTAGGCGGAAATACCGCGTGCGACGCCGCTGACGTTTGGACATACGGTGCTTTTTTCAGCGGTTGTTTGCGTTTCTCGGTCAGTAGCCGATAGATCACAAACAAGCCCAACAGGCATAGAGTTGCGCCTATAAAGATAAAGAGGCCACCCGGTTGGTCATCGCGCATAAACAGTGATGCCGTGATCGGCCCCGCAGTTGCGCCAATCGAGAATGACAACAGCAAGCCCCCGCTTGTCTCCACCATGCGCTCGTTTGGAACAACGTCGTTTGCGTGAGAAATGCAAAGGGCGTAAATCGGTATCATCAACGCGCCGTGGCAACCTGCTACGACAAAGGTTGCCAGACCTTGTGGGACAATATCGAAGCCTATCACGAGACCTGTTACGACAGTGCCAAATGCTGCCATTGAAATAACAATCCGTCGATCAATCCGATCAGATGCCCAACCCAAAGGCCATTGCGATATAGTTCCGCCCAATACAAACGCTGCCATCAACAGCGCAACATCGGCCGTCCCCATGCCGCGACCTTGCGCAAAAACAGGGCCAAGTGACCAAAAGGCTCCTTCGACGATACCAGCAAGCAAACAACCTACAACGCCCACAGGCGACAACCTGTAAAGTGCCTTGAGATCAAGCCGTGCAGAAGGGACCGGAGACGGCGCAGGCGTCGGTGTCAAACTGATCGGCACAATAGACAGGCAGATCAGGATGGCGACCAGGATGAACAAGGTCGCATCCAAAGTATCAAACGAATTGACCAATAGCTGTCCGGCCATGGTGACGATGTTGCTCACAATGATGTAGATGGACAGCGTGCGACCTCGGTTTGCGTTGCTTGCGCTGTCGTTTATACTCCGAGTCTCGCGGAAGCCGAATTTGACGTCTTGACGGCTGGGTTTGGAACGATTCAGCTATGCCTATGATCCGTCCCGGCTTTCTTTCCTCAGCAGACCGTATCGAGCTTGAGGCTTGCGTGCGTCGTCAGCGCGAGGACCACGGTATTGCCCGTCGGGCAAATGCGATCCTGCTGCTCGACGATGGGGAAAGCTGCGCTCAGATCGCCAAGTTTTTCTACCTGGACGACGACACCATCCGTGGGTGGTATAAGAGCTACCGGAAAGATGGCTGGGATGCGCTTGCCTACGACGGCTGGAAGGGCGGTCAGTCCCGGATGTCGCAGGCACAGGAGGCTGCGTTGTGCGCTTGGCTGGAGGCGCGCTTCTGTCGCTCGACGGTCGAGATCAGGGCTTATGTCGCGGCTGCGTTCGGACTGAAATACTCCCATTCTGGCTGCATCAAGCTTCTGGCCCGACTGGGCTTTGAATACCGCAAGCCCAAGCCCCTGCCGCGCGTGGCATCAGCGCAAATGCAGGCCGCTTTCATCGCATCATACGAACGCCTGATGCGTGAGTTACCACCTGATGAAGCCGTCTACTTCGCCGATGCGGTGCATCCGGAATACCAGACCAAGCCTGCATTTGGCTGGGTGAAGGTCGGCTCAAATCCGGCGGTTCTCAGCACGGCAGGGCGTGGTCGCGTGAACATTCATGGGGCCCTGAACCTTGAGACTTTCGACGCACCCTTTGTCGAGCCCACAACGGTTGATGGGGTCAGTGCAGCACAGCTTCTGGCCAAGATCGAAGCGCGCAACCCCGAAAAGCGCATCATTCATGTCATCTGGGACAACGCCGCCTACCACAAAGGCCCCGATGTCAGGGCTTTTCTTGCCAGGACGGCTTGTCGTATCCATCTGATCCAGCTGCCGCCTTATTGCCCACATCTCAATCCGATCGAGCGGCTTTGGGCGGTCTTGCACCAATACGTTACCCACAATCGCTATTACCCAAGTCAGAAAAAGTTTGCCGACGCCATTCTTGCGTTCATGCGAGAAACCATCCCGCAGGAATGGAAGAAATTCCGCGACAAGGTGTCAGACAACTTCCGCGTCATAACCCACGAGAACTTTCGGGTTTTGGAGTAGAGGCGGTATAACCAACTTTCAACGACAATATAGAGCATCGCCAAACACGCACCGCTCAAGACGCGCAGGACACCCCAAAATAGAAGATCAACGAATAATGGAAACGCGAGGATCGTCGCCGTCAGCAACGCCGTGATACCAGCAAACGTTCGGGCGTGACCTACACTCATGATGATCTTGGGACCGAGAAAGCACCCGATTGTGAAACCGCCGAAATATGCGGTGCCAAGCCAACCGATGAGTGCGCTAGTGTTCTGAGTCTGACACATCCTACCTGTTTCCGAGAATTTCGTCGAGTTTGTCCAGCGCGCGGCGTTCTCGGGTGAGGATGTCCTCGGCGGTTTTGGTCCATTTGAAGCGTTTGGGCTTCTCGTTGTGCTGCGCCAGATAGTCGAAGATCGCAGCCTTCAGATCATCGACGCTTGAATAGCTGCTGCGCCGGATGCGCCTCGATGTGATTTCGGCGAAGAAGCGTTCGACCAAGTTCAGCCATGAGGCGCTGGTGGGCGTGAAGTGCAGCTTGAAGCGCGGGTGCTTGTCCAGCCATGCTTTCACCTCGGGCGTCTTGTGGGTGGCGTAGTTGTCGAGCACCAGATGCACGTGACGACGCGCGGGCACGGCCTTGTCGATCTGCCGCAGAAATTTCAGGAACTCCTTGGCGCGATGGCGGGGCATGCAATCGCCGATGACCTTGCCCGATTTCACATCCAGCGCGGCGAACAGCGTGGTCGTGCCGTGCCGCTTATAATCGTGTGTCATGGTAGCTGCGCGCCCCTTCTTGAGCGGCAGACCGGGTTGCGTCCGATCCAACGCCTGGATCTGCGACTTCTCATCAACACACAGAACCACAGCCCGATCCGGTGGATCAAGGTAGAGACCGACGATATCCGTGACCTTTTCCTCGAACAGCGGGTCATTCGAGACCTTGAACCCCTTCGTGAGATGCGGCTTCAAGCCAGCTTCGGCCCATATGCGACCCACACTCGACGGCGAAATCCCCATGGCTTCGGCCATCAGGGCGCGGCTCCAGTGGGTGGCGTTGGGCGGCGTCTCCTGCACCGTCTTGGTGATCACCTTCAGCCTTGTTTCCATGGGCAATGGCGGCACGCGCGAGGGCCTTGTCTTGTCGCGCTTGAGGCCGTCCATACCCTCATCGAGATACCGAGCCTGCCAGCGCCAGACCGTGGGCTTCGAAGTGCGTGCGCGCCGCATGATCTCAAAAGTGCCGTGACCGTCCGCTGTCGCCAGCACGATCTCGGAACGCCAGACGAGCTTGCGCGCAGTGTTGCGGTTGGTGATCAGAGCTTGAAGCTCAGCACGGTCGGCGGGGCCAAGGTAAAGGCAAATGTCATCGCGTCTCATGCCCCGAATATGGCACATCAGGCCCTCAATGGGAATCCTGTGTCAGGTGGGGAACACTAGAATAGCCTTCCTGTGTCGCACGGATAGGTAACAACGTCTGGAAAAGCCCATTGCCGGCAAACAGGAGCGCAGCGCAACTTAGAATTGCGACAATAGTAACTGATGTTGTCGAGCGAGAAGTGATCATAAAGTGCGTTCTTTCGAGGCCGTGTTAGTGCCCAGTCATTTCTTATGCTGTCAAATGAAGCAAACCGAAGCATGAAAAGGTTATCGGTGCAGGTTGAAGCATTTACCCTTTGAAGCCGCCGCCGACGAAACCATCAGTCTTGGATTAACATATGCCCACCACCCGCGAAACCATTCTAACTGCCCTTGCGGATCTCTTGCGGCTGATCCCATTCGTGCCAGTTCTGCGCGGCGAGGTTGTGCCTGAACGCGTGCCAGCAGCTGGCCTCATAATCCTACGCGACGGTGATCCGGGCGATCCGGCGGTGACGCTGTCGCCGCTTTTATATCACTTCCAGCATCGCGCGGAGCTGGAGATCATTGTGCAGGGCACAGGCCGAGATGCGGGCTTTGCCACGCTCTGCGGCCAGATTGGCGCTGTGATCTCTGCGGACCACACGCTGGGTGGCCTCTGCGATTGGGTTGAGGCGGAAGCGCCGCGCCCGGTCGATCTGCCCGTCGAGGGCGCGGCGGCGCTGAAGGCGGCGGTGATCACCATCGTCCTGCATTACACCACCACCGGCCCACTGGCCTGACACCCCACCACAATGAGGAGACCCCCATGGCACGAGCGCAAGGCGCGCGGGCGCAGATGGCGCTGGCGTTTGAGACAGTTTACGGCACCCCGCCGGTGAGTGGGTTCAAGCTGATGCCCTTTGCCAGTACCTCGCTGGGGGCTGAGCAACCGCTGCTGGCCTCGGACCTTTTGGGCTATGGCCGCGACCCGCTGGCCCCGATCAAGGACGCGGTAACGGCGGACGGCGATATCTCGGTGCCGATTGATATTGAAGCGTTCGGGTTTTGGCTCAAGGCGGCCTTTGGCGCGCCCGCCACCAGCGGCACCACGCCAAAAACCCATAGCTTCACCTCAGGGTCTTGGGCGCTGCCAAGCTTCTCGGTGGAAACCGGCATGCCGGAAGTGCCACGCTATGCGATGTATTCGGGCTGCATGCTGGATCAACTGAGCTGGACCATGCAGCGCTCGGGGCTGTTGACGGCGACGGCCAAGATCATCGCGCAGGGCGAGACGATTGCCACCGCATCAGGTGCGGGTACGCCAACCGCAATCGCGCTGCAGCGCTTTGGCCACTTTAACGGCTCCATCAAGCGCAATGGCACCGCCCTTGGCCATGTGGTCTCGGCAGAGATTAGCTATGCCAACAACCTTGAGCGGGTGGAGACCATCCGAGCAGATGGCAAGATTGACGGGGCGGATCCGGCGATGGCGGCTTTGACGGGTAAGATTGACGTGCGCTTTGCTGACAGCGCGCTGGTGACCCAAGCCATTGACGGCGCACCTTGCGAGTTGGAGTTCAGCTACAGCCTTGGGGCCAGTGCCAGCCTCAGCTTTACCGCCCATGCGGTCTATCTGCCCCGGCCTCGGATCGAGATCCAAGGGCCGCAGGGCATTCAGGCGTCGTTTGATTGGCAGGCGGCGAAGGGGACAACGCCTGCACGTCTTTGCACCATTGTCCTCACCAACTCAGTCGCGAGCTATGCATGATAGAACTCAACCTTTCCAACGGGCCGAAGTGGCTTGATCTCATCACAGGCCTGCGTTTGCAGCTGCGCCCGCTGACCACCTCGCTGATGGTGGCCGCGCGCGCGGATCCTGCGATCCAAGGCCTTGCCACTGGTGCCAGTGATGATGAACGCGCGGTGGCCTTTGCCAAAGCGCTGGCCCGCTTGGCCATTCTCGAATGGGAGGGCGTTGGCGACGAGGATGGAAAACTTCTGCCACTGACGCCCGAGGCCATTGATGCGCTGCTGGATCTCTGGCCATTATTCGAGGCGTTCCAGACCCAATATGTTGCCAAAGGCCTGTTGATTGATGCGGAAAAAAACGGCTTTGCGCCCTTGCCGAGTGGTCCTTCGGCGGGGGTGACGCCTATTGCGCCGCCTGTGAGCAAGACTGCCTCGACTGCCCCAGCCGCGTAAACGCACCGCAGACTTATGAGGGCTGGCAGGTTTGGGACCTGGTGCAGCGCTTGGGCGGCCAGCTGCGGCTGGCGCAAGGGGCGTCAGGCAATGCGGTGATTGGCTGGGACATGGCGGCAGCCTTTGCGCTGGCCTCTGCGCTTGGGCTTTCGCCGCTGGCTGTGGCCGAGATGCTACCGGCTGTTGAGGCGGTAATGGTTCAGAAACTTAACGAGAGGATGGAACAAGGGCTATGACCGAAAAACGTGTCTCTGTGCGCCTCTCTGCCAGCGGCGGGCGGCAAGTGCGCGCCGAGCTGGAAGGTGTTGGCGATGCGGGCACGCGTGGCTTTGGGCGTTTGTCCCGGGAGATGGATCTGGCCAATGCGCGGCTTGCGGCCTTATCGCGCCGGGCGGCCCTTGCCGCGGGCGTTATGGCTGCGGCCACAGTGGTGGCGGGAGTGGCCATGATCCGCTCTGGCCTGCAAACCGTCGATGCGCAGGCCAAAATGGCGCAATCTCTGGGCACCACGGTGGAAAGTCTGCAAGTGCTGGACCGGGCCGCTGATCTCTCGGGCGTCTCGATGGGCAATGTCGAGCAGGCCACGGTGCAGCTGACACGGCGTCTGAGCCAGGCAGCGGCAGGTGCTGGCCCGGCAGTCCAAGCGCTTGACCGCCTTGGTCTGTCTGTCAGCGCGCTGCAAAGCCTGCCGCTTGATCAACGTATTGCCTTGATCCAGGATCGGCTGGCAGAGTTTGTGCCCGAAGCCGAGCGCGCGGCGGTGGCCTCACAGCTCTTTGGCGACCGCGCAGCCCTGGTGTTTACGCGCATTGATACCGCCACGCTGCGCCAAGCCACCGCTGACGTGAATGATTTTGGCATTGTTGTCTCCGAGCAGGACGCAGACCAGATTGAGCGCACTAACGATGCGCTGTCGCGCCTCGGGCTGATCTGGCGGGGTGTATCAAACCAGCTGGCGGTGGCAGCGGCCCCAGCCCTTGAGGCGGTGGCCAACGCACTGGCGGCGGTGTCCAAAACCACGGGACCGCTGGGCCAAGCGATTGCGGGTGTTTTTGACAACCTTGGACGGCTTGGTGCCTATGCTGCGACCTTTGCGGCCTTCTTTGCCGGGCGCTGGGTTGGCGCAATGGCGATAGCGGCGCTGTCGGTGCGCGGGCTTGCCACAGCCCTTGTGGTCGTGCGGGGCGCGCTGATCCGCACCGGCATTGGCGCGCTGATCGTGGGCGCAGGTGAGTTGGTCTATTGGTTCACTCGGCTTGTTGCGGGTGCTGGCGGCTTTGGCGCCGCGATGGGGCTATTGAACGACGTCGCGGTCGAGGTCTGGGGCCGGATCAAAATGGCGGCCAGCTCGGCTGGGGCCGCGGCCACCGCGATGTTCTATGATCTGAAGGCGGACGCGGCCATGGGCATGGCGTCCGCAATTGAAAGTGTGGTGGGGTTTGGCAATGCGACAGCCAACACCTTCGAAGGCGCTCTTTTGGCCGTGAAGGCAATCTGGTCGCGCCTGCCTGGCGTGATCGGCGATCTGGTGTTCACAGCGGCCAACCGCATGCTCGACGGCATTGAGGCAATGCTGAACGGGGCCCTCGGGCAAATTGATGCTTTTACCGGCAAAATCCGGGATGCGCTGGCAGCTGTTGGGATCGAGACAGCCTTTGGTCAGATTGGCGAGATCAGCCTTGGCGATATTGCAAACCCCTTTGCCGGGGCCTCAGCCGAGGCGGGCACGGCGGCGGCCGAAGCGTTCCAGCGCGCCTTTGCCAAAAATCCCCTGACCGCCCCTGATCTTGGTCTGAGCGGCCTTGCCACTGACGCGCTTGCGACCGCGAACAGCTACCGCCAGGCCGCGAGCGATCTTGCTGCAGGGGCCACAGCGCCGCTTGCAAGTTGGCAGGCGCTCAAAGATGCCGTAAGCGGCAGTGGTGCTGCGGGCGCTGATGCGCTTGATGAGGCACAGGCCTCGGCCTCAGGCGTTGCGGAGGCCTTGGACAGCGCAACAAACGCGGCCAACTCTGCAGGTGGGGCGGTTAAGACCGCCGCTGAAGTGGCCAAAACGGGCTGGGCGGCCGTCTCACAATCCTTGGCGGACTATTCCAAGCAGGCGATGGACTGGGGCAAGGGGCTTGGCAGCACTTTGGTCAGCGGCTTTCAATCGGCGGAAACTGCGTTCAAGCAATTTATCACCACCGGCAAGTTCGACTTCAAGTCCTTGGTGTCTTCAATCCTTGCTGATTTGGCAACGCTGGCGTTCAAGCGCGCGGTTCTGGGCCCGATCGCCAACGCGCTGTCGGGGGTCTTTGGGGGTGGAGATATATTTGGCTCGGTTTTGCATGCAGGCGGCATGGTCGGGACTGGCGGAACCAGCCGCAGGGTTCCCGCGCTGGCCTTTGCCGCAGCCCCGCGGATGCATGCCGGAGGCTGGGCGGGCCTGAAACCCGATGAGGTGCCCGCGATTTTGCAACGCGGCGAGCGGGTGTTGAGCCGCAGGCAGGCGGCGGGCTATGGCGCAGGCGGTGCTGCATCCAATATGTCGATCTCAATTGACGCGCGCGGCGCACAGATTGGCGTGGCCGAACAGATTGAGGCCCGCCTGCGCGCGGCTCTGCCCGAAATCGCGCGCATCGCCAAGCAAAGCGTCGCGGATGGGCGGCGGCGGGGTCAGGCGATATGACAATTGCAGTGTTGCCACTGGTGCTGGTGTCCGCACTTGAACGGCGTCTGGTTACCTCCGTGGCCGAGGCACGCTCACCCTTTACCGGCACGTCGCAAATCCAGGACTGGGGTGCCTCATGGTGGGAGTACCAGATTGAGATGGCGGTAACGCAAGGTGTCAATGGGCGCAGGTTGTCTGCGTTCTTTGCCGCTTTGGGCGGTTTGCGGGGGCGGTTCCTGTTTCCTGACCCAACGATCGAAGTGCTGGCGGGGGCGGGCAATCCTTATGTTACCGAGACGCAGGCGGCGGGTACTTTGAGTCTGCGCACCGCAGGCTGGGGACTTGGCCTGCGCGCGGGGGATTTTTTCCAGTTGGGATTGGACGCGACGACACGGCTTTATCAACTGACGGCGGATGTGACGCCGGTTGGCAGCGAGGCCGAACTGGCGTTTGTGCCATCCCTGCGCGCTGTTGTTCAGGTTGGCACGCCGATTGGGCTTGAGAGACCGTCGGTGCTTTTGCGCCTGACAGCGCCAGTACCAACAGTCATTGGCCGGGCGGACCAGCACCGGTTTACGATCTCAGCCCGAGAAACGCTTTGAAACCGGAGGCGCTTTGAACTGCGAGGGCGTTTGACGTGAGCCGGGATGTAACCGCAAATTACGCGGAAGGAGGAAGTCTGACATGAGCCGAGATGTAACCGCCGCTTTTGCTGCGGCACTGGCAGAGCAACACCTTCGCCCAGTGATCTTCTTCGAGGGCCAATTCGCCACGGGCTGGGTGCGGATTTGGTCTGGGCTGGGCGAGATCGGCTGGAATGGCCAAACTTGGGCTGGGGCTGGATCGCTTCTAGGCATCGGTTCTCTTGATGAAACCGGCGAGGTCGTGGCGGGCGGCACGGCGGTCTCGTTGTCTGGCGTACCGCTTGATTTGGTTCAAATGGCCATTGAGGAAGCGCGTCAGGGCCTTCCCGGCCGGATCTGGCTTGGGCTTTTGTCTGAAACAGGTCAGGTTATCGCTGATCCGGTGCAGGCCTTCTCGGGCCGTCTTGATGTGCCAGAAATCAAGGATGATGCTGACAGCTGCACGATTACCATCAGCTATGAAAGCCGGTTGATCGACCTGACCGTGGCGCGGACCTGGCGCTACACCCATGAAAGCCAGCAGGTGCTGTATCCGGGTGATCTTGGCTTTGAATATGTGACCGCCATCCAAGACCGCGAAATCACCTGGGGACGAGGCTAATTTGCAGATTTGGTCGGGTTTGAGGGGCTATTCATCTGGATAAGCTGTGGATAGCTGGCCCGGCAGCGGCCCTGCATGTTCGTGAGGCTCGGCCGGTCTTCGGGGCAATCTTTGGCAATGATGTCGAGCGCTGTGGGCAGCGGCGTATTCGCAC